TGAAGTTCGGGAGATTAAAGTAACAATGACATTGAAGAGTGGAATGCAGGGAAAATACCGGTGGCAGTCATTCACCTGCCTCTGCTGGTCATGGTCTTAACTTACAGGCCGGCGGATCTACCTTGATTTGGTTTGGTCTTACTTGGTCGTTGGAGCTTTATCAACAGACCAATGCCAGACTCTGGCGGCAGGGACAAAAGCAGAGCGTAGTAATTCACCACATCATTGCCAAGAACACCATTGATGAGAATGTTATGAAAGCTTTAACGGTTAAGGATAGAACGCAGGAAGCATTGATTAAGGCTGTGAAGGCTAATCTGGGAGGTGAAATTTATGCAGGATAAAGTTAATCATCCAAGCCACTACACAGCCGGTAAGGTTGAATGTATTGATGCTATAGAAGCTGCTGTTATTGGTTTGGTAGGTTTAGAAGCTGTTTGTACAGCTAATGTTATAAAGTACCTCTGGCGCTGGAAACTAAAGAACGGTGCAGAAGATTTGCAAAAGGCTAAGTGGTACCTGGAAAAGCTTATTGCTACTCAGGGGGTGGTAAAATGAAACAAGTAAGGTTCGGACCATATGAAGTACTGGCCAATGCGATTATCATAACGGCTGCTGAGGATTTCAGGAATGGGATAAAGATTCTTAGACGTCATCTTGGAAAGAGACCTCAAGATGTTAAATCGGATAAGTACAAGGATTGGTTTGAGGATAAGAAAAAAATTACAGGGACCTTCGTGACATTAAGAGGTTCTTTCACTCCAGATGGTTCGGAGTATTGTCACAGGCGGATGGAACGGTAATATATGAAAGCCTAAGGAGCGAGGTGAGAAGATGACACCACAGCAGTATCTGAGCCAGGCTCATCGGCTAGATATGTATAACTTCAAACCTAGCAGAGCTAGAGAGAATACGCAGCGAGTGCAACAATATATCGTCACCCAGTCTTGAACCACATTACAATGCAAGCCGTAATATAAAGGCACCCTTTGATGGTAAGGTGGAAAAAGCAATGGTCCTGGAGCAGGAGATTCGTGAACAGGTTAACCATCTTCTAGAACTAAAGACTCAGATAAGGCAGACCATCAACTCTCTTTCTAGTATGGATGAGAGGATGGTGCTGCGGTATCATTACCTGGAATCTCTGCCTTGGGAAGAAGTTGCGATGAAGATGCATACGGGTAGGAGTACTGTACGCAGATGGCATAATAGGGCTCTTCATAATATAAAAATGCCGGAGTTACCGATGATTTTATAAAAGTTGGACAGCTTTGAGCACTTTTGAGCACAAATGAGCACCTTTGAGCACTTGTGGGCAGGGATTGACTATGATATAGTTAAGCTAGGAGAATTGGATAAAGAAGCAACAGCCTTGGAGGAGCAATCCTTCAGGGCTATTTTTATGCCCAAATGGAGGTAATGATTTGCCAAGAAGACCGAAGCGTCCGTGTTCTTATCCGGGCTGCCCAAGACTGACTGAGGACGATGTGAAGAACATCAGAAGCTGACAGATAAGAACTACAACAAGTACGAACGCAATCCAGTTCATAAGAAACGATACGGCAGAGCCTGGAGGTTCATCCGTGCCACCTATGCAAAGGCGCATCCGTTGTGTGAGCAGTGTCTTGCAGAAGGAAGGTATGTGGCAACAGAGCAGATACATCACAAGCTGCCATTGTCTCAAGGCGGTACAAATGATGTTTCCAATCTCATGGCCCTGTGCAGAAGCTGCCATTCCCGGATTCATGCGAAGATGGGTGACAGATGGAGAAGAAAATGACTACGAAAATTAGACCTATTCCTAAGTATTATGGTTACTATGCAGACGAAGAAGGAAATATTTATTCTGCAAAAGCTGGTTTTATGAGAAAGCTGGCACAGCGTGTGCATAAAAATTACTATCATGTTTCTGTTAGAGACAGCGGTTTTCCGACTAAAACACATAAAGAACCTGTGCATAAGTTGGTATTGAATGCATTTGTTGGAGAAAGACATAGTGATTTAGTGTGCAGGCATTTGAACGGTAATTCACTTGATAATAGATTGATTAATCTGCGCTGGGGAACTGCAAAAGAAAATGCACAAGACTCCATAAAACACGGGACAGCCGTTTGTTTAAGGCATGGAGAAAATGCAGTAGCCGCAAAATTAAAATTGTATGAAGTGCTAAATATTAAGAAACTGTACAGACAAGGTGCAACACAAAATTGCTGGGTAGGATGTTCATGTAACGCAGAGACATATAAGTGATATTATATGCGGCAACACGTGGAAACGTGATGTAGTCTAAGGGTAGGGGCGGTCAACATCTTAGAACGCAGTATTCATGCGGTCGGGCGCTTGGTAACGCACAAAAACGCGAAATCAAACGGGGTATTAAAGAAAAGGTAAAGAGGTGTTCATATGGCCAAAGATGGAACGGCCAGAGGTGGTAAGAATGGTTGGACGAAGTCAAGGCCATTACAGAAAATAATGCGGGAAATCCTGGTAACGAAAGATAGAAGGTTTTGGATTTACCGGAAACCTAGATTTGGATGGGGCGGATGTACCACCCATAAAAGAATATATGACAATGCAGCAGAAGGACGGAAAGAAGCTTTGTGCTGATGAGATATATACAGAAACATGGCTTGGCTTAAAGAGCGTGCTGTGAAAAGCTGGTTAACTCTCAGCTTATAGAGCAATAGCTATGAGCGTTTCGCGCTGGATTCAATGTGAAGAAGCCATTTCGAATATGGCTTTTGGCTAAGCATCCTACTACGGTATGCTATTTCTAGTCCTTTTGTGGCATGTCACAGCAGTATATGAAGCAGGTTAATCAAACCTGGTATCAATTTTCCAGGTGGTTAAGAAAACTGTGCTGCGAGTGGCATGGACCTACCCGCAAGATGATGTCTGGAGCGCTTATTACGTTCTAGGAAAGGTAACTACTAATGGATACGAAAACAATTTGAATTACAACTTTTTAGAAAAACGCTTGGCCAGTACAAATATGTACTCACTAGACAGCAATTATTAACTTTAAAAGGCCTGGCGAAGTCTGGTAACGTTACCGGAGCATATAAAGGCCTTAAAAGATACTAGAAAGGAAAAGTGCATAATGCTTATTGAAAAGAAAAAGACAGATGAACTTATCCCAGCTGAATATAATCCTCGTAAGGATTTAAAGCCGGGTGATCCTGAATATGAAAAGTTAAACGTTTCCTTGGAACAGTTCGGATATGTAGAACCTGTTATTTGGAATAAGACCACCGGCAGGGTAGTAGGTGGCCACCAAAGATTAAAGGTCCTTATGGACATGGGCATTCAGGAAGTTGAATGTGTTGTTGTGGAACTAAGCGAAGAGAAAGAAAAGGCTCTTAATATTGCTTTGAACAAAATTAGCGGTGCTGGGATAATGAAAAATTAGCACTTTTGATTACTGATTTGCAGGGCGCTGATTTTGATGTTTCTTTAACGGGCTTTGATGCCGCCGAGATTGATGATTTGTTTAAAGAATCCTTGCAAGATGGTATCAAAGATGATGACTTTGATGTAGAAGCTGAGCTTAAAAAGCCGGCCATAAGTAAACTAGGTGACCTGTGGCAGCTAGGAAACCACAGATTGTACTGTGGAGATTCTACTAAAAAGGAAACTTATGACCTACTCATGGCAGGTAAACTGGCCAACCTGGTAGTTACTGATCCACCTACAATGTAAATTACGAAGGCAACGCCGGTAAGATTAAAACGATAATATGGGTAACGATGCTTTCTACCAGTTTCTATTTGATTCCTTTTTCAATATGGAAAAGGTTATGGCAGATGATGCTAGCATCTATGTATTTCATTCCGACACAGAAGGTCTGAATTTTAGGAAGGCCTTTTCTGATGCCGGTTTTTATTTGTCTGGTACCTGTATCTGGAAGAAGCAGAGCATAGTGTTAGGTAGAAGTCCGTATCAATGGCAGCATGAACCTATCTTATTTGGCTGGAAGAAGAAAGGTAGACATCAGTGGTACACCGGTCGGAAGGAATCTACTATCTGGGGAATATGACAAGCCCAAGAAGAACGAATACATCCAACCATGAAACCGGTACCTTGATTGCCTATCCAATTATGAATTCTAGTATGAGTAACTGCTTGGTGCTAGATCCGTTTGGTGGTAGTGGTACAACCTTAATTGCCTGTGAACAAAGTAAGCGTATCTGTTACATGGTGGAATTGGACGAGAAATACTGCGATGTTATAGTTAAGCGCTATATTGAGCTGGTCGGCAGTGCCGATAACGTAACGGTGCAGAGGGATGGTTTAACCTATAATATAGTGAACTTAAACCGGTGGAAAAGTAGTTGTGAAGTATACTAGATACTTGCTTAAATTGACTTGCTAATTCACACCTTTAGAGCGAATAATTAACATACCAAAAATAAAGGAGGAATTAGCATGAACGTACAATTTAAGACTGAAAACAGAAAGAGTTAGTAAAGGTAATCGAGGAGCTTACTTTAGAAAAGGCTAAGTACCTAGGTGTACCAAGCTGTGCTTATCAAAATTGGTGGTTTAACACTAAGCAAGGACAGCAAGTTAACCTGGAACGAAGAGGTAAACGCAACTGCAGTTCAGAACTTGGTAAATAGGTTAGTGGAAAGAGGCTTTGAGATGGTGCAAGAAAATAACGAACCTGAAGTAGTAGGCTTTACGGTGGCAATGCCACGCAGTCTTTTCACACCGGAAAGTTGGGAGAACTTAAATAACCTGCTTTCTGCTAAAGGCAGCTTGATTCAAAAGGCACTGGCGTTGGAGACTTTGCCAGAAGTAATAGAAGAAGACGATAAGGTAACCTTCCTTGGTTTAAGATAGCGCCTAATGAACCTGAGGTAGTAGAAGCCTACAGTAGATTTGTAGCAGCTTTGGTAAAGATGTCCAAAGAGCAAAGAGAGTTACTGCCAAAGCGCATCCTGTGGATAATGAGAAGTTCGCCTTCAGATGCTTTCTTCTTAGACTGGGCTTTTATCGGCAGTGAGTATAAAACAGTCAGAAAGGTATTGCTGAAAAACTTAACAGGTTCTTCAGCTTTTAAAGGAGGACACAAGAATGAGATTTCCGACCAAGGAAACAATTGAATGTTTAAAAGAAGAATTTCCAAAGGGAACCAGAGTAAGACTAGTTAAAATGGATGATGTTCAGGCGCCACCCATTGGTACATTGGGTACAGTTTCAGGTGTAGATGACACTGGTTCAATTTAGTAGATTGGGACAATGGTTCCGGTTTAAATGTTATTTTTGGTGAAGATATCTGCAGAAAGGTAGATAAGGCATAATGGATGCTAAAGTAAGAGAACAAATCTTAAAGATTAGGGATTCGGGACTTACCAATATGTTTGACACTAACATGGTGCAGTACCTTGCTCATAAGAATGGATACTATGAATTAGTGATGTTTATAGAAGATCATAAGCGTGAATATGTTCGCTTTATCATGACTGGAGAAGAATAAAAAGATACTGTATACTTGCCGAATATCGCTTGCTATTATGCACACTTAGAGCGAATATGTGTATAACAAAAAACAAGGAGGCAAGCATTATGAAAAAGATTAACGCATTTGAAAAGGCAGACAGAACGAAGAGTTTTAAAGAACAGGGTTTAAACGGTAACATTTATTGGGCTTACCAATACAGCCAAGAAGCTGGCAGCGAGTTACTAAACTTTAACGAAGTTATTTGGGATGAGGATGTTGAAGACATTGTAAAGTTCTGCAGAGAACAAGGCCTAAAAGAGTTTACGATTTCTAGCAACTTTTCCGGTTTAATCAACACCCTAGATGCTTTTGACAAGCTTGATTGCAAGATGAGCGGACTTACTCAGGTGCCGCTGAGATTCACTGAAGGCTATGGTTCTGACAAGCATAAAGTAGTTCCAGCCATTAAGATGAGTTTATAGGAGGCGCGCATTATGTGGAAAACCGGAGCAATGTTAATCAAAGGCAAGGTTTACAAGTATCAGGTTAAGGTTTATGAGGTAGGCAGCGAGTACGGCATCGAAGGCGGTAAGATTTCCAAAGCTTATGTTTCCAGAGATGGAGTTGCGGTTCTAAATTATGAGCGCGGCTGGGACCTTGAGCCGATTGACGAAGGTGCTGCACTAGCCTTAGGAATTTTGATAAAAGAGTACAACTAAACAAAAAATGAACAGTAGCCGCAAGGCTCTGTTCGTCGTACAGTCGCTGAAAGGCGACTATTTTTATTGCCGAGAATAGGAGGTAACGGTGCTGCGTAAGTTAAAAAGATATAAGGCCACAAAGTTTAAGGCCAAGGACTCTAAATACAGCAAGGCAGCAGCAGATTATGCCGTTAACTTCATAGAATGTTTGTGTCACACTAAAGGCACCTGGGCAGGTAAGCCTTTTGAACTTATAGATTGGCAGGAACAGATTATTCGTGATATCTTTGGCACCCTAAAGCCCAACGGGTATAGGCAATTCAATACTGCCTATATAGAGATACCAAAGAAACAAGGCAAATCTGAACTTGCCGCTGCAGTAGCTTTGCTTTTATGCTGTGGTGACAATGAAGAAAGAGCAGAAGTGTATGGTTGTGCAGCTGACCGCCAGCAGGCATCCATAGTTTTTGAGGTGGCTGCCGATATGGTGCGTATGTGTCCTGCACTAAATAAAAGAATAAAGATACTGGCTTCTCAAAAGAGAATGATTTTTCAGCCTACTAATAGCTTTTACCAGGTACTATCGGCAGAAGCGTATTCCAAACATGGCTTTAATATACATGGCGTGGTGTTTGACGAGCTGCATACCCAGCCTAACAGGAAACTCTTTGATGTAATGACCAAAGGCTCCGGTGATGCCAGAATGCAGCCTTTGTATTTTCTTATTACCACTGCCGGAACGGATACCAACTCCATCTGCTTTGAAACACATCAGAAGGCCAAGGATATCCTGGAAGGCAGAAAGCACGATAGCACTTTTTATCCGGTAATTTACGGAGCTGAAGAAAACTGATGACTGGACTGATCCCAAAGTTTGGAAAGGGTGAATCCGTCCTTAGGTATTACGGTTGGCATAGACAAGGTCAAAACAGCCTGTGAGTCTGCTAGGCAGAATCCGGCAGAAGAGAACTCTTTCAGGCAGCTTAGACTTAACCAGTGGGTGAAGCAATCCATTAGGTGGATGCCTATGGATAAATGGGATGCCTGCGGATTTAAGGTGCGTGAAGAGCAGCTAGAAGGCAGAGTATGTTATGGTGGTTGGACTTATCTAGTACTACAGATATAACAGCTTTTGTCTTGGTATTTCCACCTTTAGATGAGGATGACAAGTATTGTGTTTTGCCTTATTTCTGGATACCGGAAGAGAGTATGGACCTAAGGGTAATGCGGGACCATGTTCCTTATGATGTTTGGCAGAAGCAAGGTTTCTTAGAAACAACGGAAGGAAACGTGGTTCATTATGGGTACATCGAAAAGTTTATAGAGCAGCTTGGTACTAATTTAACATCCGGGAGATAGCCTTTGACCGATGGGGTGCTGTACAGATGGTACAAACTTGGAAGGTATGGGTTTTACGGTAGGTGCCTTTTGGCCAGGGCTTTAAGGATATGTCTCCACCTACCAAGGAACTGATGAAGTTAACCTTGGAGCAGAGGATTAGCTCATGGTGGGCATCCGGTACTCAGATGGATGATGGATAACATTTCATTCGTACCGATCCTGCTGGTAACATCAAGGCGGACAAAGAAAAATCCACAGAGAAGATTGATGGTGCAGTGGCCACTATTATGGCTCTTGACCGTGCAATTCGCTGTGGAAACGACAATGGCGCATCCGTTTATGATGAGAGGGGTATTTTGTTTATATAGATGTTCCAAATATGCCCAATGAAAGTGATATAATATTGAAAGGAATAATTTTACGGGGAGATGGGGACAATGTTTAAAAAGGTTGTAGGATTAATTTTCTTGCTTTTGTTTGCTTGCAGTGGTTTTGTTTTTGCAGCACATCAACCAACAAAGCATATAGTACTCTTTTATAAAGTATCAGATGCTATATTGATGTGTCAGAATTCAGACGAAAATATTGAAAAGGGGAAAATTGAATTTGAGAATGAATTAAATAATCATTATAGTAAAAGATTTGTGGTAGATGGGGTTAAATATTTACCAGAAATGCCTGCTTTATCTGCAGAGGAATATTTAGCTATGGTTAAGCAGAATGAAACACCTTTTATACTAAAATTAAAATTGAACGGGACAGGTAGTACGATCCAAACGTTTCAAAATGTGTTTGGTGCCAAAAAATCTATTGAAGTTCCAACTATCAAAATTGATAGAGCTGAAGCTGTTGTTGATAGACAAGATAAAATTATTTATGCTGTGAACTATGGGGAAGCGGAATATCATCCCAATGCTATGGCTCTTGGTGGTGATCTATATTCTAGTACTGACCAAAGGAAGAATACTAAAAATGATGTTAGGGGATATATAAGAGATTATTGCACATACCTTGGCGATAAAATAAATAAATATGCTGATATGAAAAAGTTTAATCAGTATAATGATGCCTACAATGGAGATTTCAAGCAGTTTTTGCTAACAAAATTTTCAATAAATCCTAATAAACCTTATTTAGGTGTTGATTTTAGTTATGATTTGATTATTAAATCTCTTACACCAGAGTTTCCTATGACTAAAGCAGGGTTTATTGTTGGTGATAAGATTGTAGCTATCAATAGTGTAAAAGTGGAAAACAAAACTGATTTCATAGGAGCTTTTGATAAATGTAAACCTGGTATAAATATTACGTTTGTCATTGTACGCAACGGGCAAGAAAAGGTGTTGAATGTTGTTCCTGAGGCAAGAAGTGTGGATATTTTTAGAAATGTTAAAGTTTAATAAAACTAAGCACTTATGCGTAATGCATAGGTGCTTTTCTTATGCCCAAAATTAGGAGGTGATCCAGATTTTAGAAGTTTTTAGTAAGATTTTGAGGTCCAGGGATAAGCCGGTGACTAATTCTACGGTAGGAAGTGCATTTAGTTTTTTCTTAGGCAGCAGTACTTCCGGTAAGAGGGTTACGGAACGAAGTTCCATGCAGATGACTGCTGTTTACTCATGCGTGAGAATCTTGGCAGAAGCGGTAGCAGGGCTGCCCTTACATTTATATAAGTACAACGATAGCGGTGGCAAGGAAAAAGCAATCCTTCATCCGCTATATTTTTTGCTCCATGACGAGCCTAATGTGGAAATGACATCATTTGTTTTTAGGGAAACGCTCATGACACACTTGCTGCTGTGGGGTAATGCCTATGCCCAGATTATTCGTAATGGCAAGGGAGAGGTTACAGCCTTGTATCCATTAATGCCCAATAAGATGACTGTAGACAGGGATAAGAACGGTAATCTGTACTATGAATACTATCGAAGTTCAGATGAAGCACCTACCCTAAAAGGTACATCGGTTATTTTAAGGCCATCTGATGTCCTGCATATTCCAGGGCTTGGTTTTGATGGACTGGTAGGTTATAGTCCAATTGCCATGGCCAAGAATGCTATCGGCATGGCCATAGCGTGTGAAGAGTACGGAGCTACCTTCTTTGCCAACGGCGCTACTCCGGGTGGTATTTTGGAGCATCCCGGTGTGGTGAAAGATCCGGCCAAGGTAAGGGAAAGCTGGAACAGTGCTTTCGCAGGAAGTGCCAATGCCAATAAGGTGGCTGTTTTGGAAGAAGGCATGAAGTACACGCCAATTTCTATTTCTCCGGAGCAGGCACAGTTTCTGGAAACCAGAAAATTTCAGATAGATGAAATAGCTCGAATTTTTCGTGTCCCACCTCATATGGTTGGTGACCTGGAAAAGTCGAGCTTTTCTAATATAGAGCAACAATCCTGGAATTTCGTGAAATACACCTTGGAACCTTGGCTGATCCGTTGGGAGCAGTCCTTGGTAAGGGCGCTTCTTACTAAAGAAGATAAGACCAAGTATTTTGTGAAGTTTAATGTGGATGGCCTCTTGCGTGGAGATTACCAGAGCAGGATGACAGGCTATGCCACGGCAAGACAAAACGGTTGGATGAGTGCCAACGATATTCGTGAGTTGGAGAACTTGGACCGTATCTCCCCGGAAGAAGGCGGAGATTTATACCTTATTAACGGCAACATGACTAAACTTGCCGATGCGGGAATATTTGCAGCGAATGCGGGAAAGGAGAAAACAAGCAGTGAAGAAGTTTTGGAAGTGGAAAAACAAGACGGTAGTAAATCAGGAAACAAAGGAACCGACCGAAGAAAGAACACTGTTCCTTAATGGCATGATTGCCGAAGAAAGCTGGTTTGACGATGATGTTACACCTAAGATTTTTAAGGAGGAGCTGATGGCAGGTTCCGGGGACATCGTGGTTTGGATTAACAGTCCTGGCGGTGATTGTGTGGCAGCAGCCTCAGATTTATACCATGCTGATGGACTACAAGGGCAGGGTTACCGTGAAGATTGACGGTATGGCTGCCAGTGCAGGCTTCTGTTATTGCTATGGCAGGCGAAAAGGTGCTCATGAGCCCGGTGTCTATGATGATGATTCACAATCCGGCTACGGTAGCTTTTGGAGATAAAGGCGAGTTTCAAAAGGCGATAGATATGCTTTCCTGAAGGTAAAGGAATCCATTATTCAATGCCTATGAAATAAAAGCTTCTCAGTCTAGGGCGAAGATTAGCCACCTTATGGACGCTGAAACCTGGATGAATGCCAATAAGGCTGTAGAACTTGGCTTTGCAGACGGCATCTTGCAAAGAAAGACAGAAGATGAAGATTGGAAGAACCGCAAGTATCTATGATGTGTTCCAAAATGGCGGTAACAAACTCTTTAAGAGATAAGCTTGCTGCCAGATGCCATATTGAGAAATCAGTAGTACCTGAACGTTCAATTGATGAATGTTTGGCTGAGTTAAATAAATTAAAAATAAAATTATAGGAGGAATGTCAGAATGACTATTAACGAATTAAGAGAAAAGAGAGCGAAGGTTTGGGAAGATACCAAAGCCTTCCTGGAAAGCCATCGTACTGAAAAGGGTACCATTTCTGCAGAAGATGAGGTTACCTACAATCGTATGATGAAGGATATTGATGACTTGGGTAAGGAAATTACTAGATTGGAAAAGCAGGAAGCCTTTGATAAAGAACTGTCTAAGGTTATTGGTGCTCCGCTTACCAATCGTCCCGGTGCTGCCGGCATTATGGATGAAGACGAGAAGCTGAAACCTGCTCGTGCCAGAAAAGGTTATGCCCAGGACTTACTGAAGGCTATGCGTTCCAACTTCAAACAGGTATCTAATCTGTTGCAAGAAGGCGTTGATGCCGATGGCGGGTATCTGGTACCTGAGGAATATGACAAGCGCATCATTGATGTGCTGAGCGAAGATAACATTATGCGTGGCTTTGGCTACTAACTATTACTACTTCGGTGAGCATAAGATTAATATCGCAGCTACTAAGCCGGCTGCAGCTTGGATTGAAGAAGGTGGCGCTTTAGTGTTTAGTGATGCTACCTTTGGACAGACCTTACTGGATGCTCACAAGCTCCATGTAGCTATTAAGATTACCGAGGAACTATTATATGATAATGTTTTGACTTAGAGAACTATATCATTACTGAGTCCGGTAAAGCTATTGCAAACGCAGAAGAGGATGCTTTCTTAAATGGTGATGGTAAAGGAAAACCACTAGGTGTCTTTGCTGAAACAGGTGGTGGTACCGTAGCTAATACTTTGACTGCGGCATTAAGTCCGATGATGTTTTAGATCTAATTTATGCCTTAAGGAGACCATACCGTAGAACTGCAAGTTTATTTAAACGACCAGACTTTGTTGTCTTTGCGTAAGTTAAAGGATAACAATGGTGCATATATGTGGCAGCCTTCCTACCAGGCAGGTGAGCCGGATAAGCTTTTAGGGTATGAAGTTTATACTTCTACCTATGCACCTAAGACTGCCGATTTCTTTTGGTGACTATAGCTACTACACTATTGGTGATCGCGGTGTTAGATCTATACAGGAACTGCGTGAGCTATTTGCAGGTAACGGCATGATTGGTTATGTAGTTAAGGAACGTGTGGATGGCAAGCTTATTCTGCCGGAAGCAGTGCAGATTCTTAAACTGCAAGCCTAGGAGGGACTAGATGAGTGACAAGCTGGTAACGGTAGAAGAGGCCAAGGCATATTTAAGAATAGACGGGGATGAGGAAGATAACCTCATCTCCTCTCTTATTATCCTGGCCCAGGACTGCTGTGAAGATATCCTCCGGTATGAACTTACCGAAGAATTAATGGAACCTCCCATTAAGCAGGCTATTCTGATCCTTGTCACTCACTTCTATGAAGAACGTAGTGGTGAGGATGTGCCAGAAGGTGGTCTACACCTTGCTAAGACCTTACAGAAAGGCAGAGTGGTAGGATGAATCCCGGACAGTTAAACAGCAGGGTAACCCTTAAGCACCTAGCTAAAACAGAGGATGAAGCAGGAGGTTATGCTGAAAACTATGTGGAGTATGCCAAGGTGTGGGCCAAGCTGGTAAATAAGACGGTAAGCAAGGAACTGGATGCTGAAGAAGTTATGACCATTTCTGATTATGAAATAACCATGAGGTACCGGAGGGACGTGCTTTTTACCGATAGATTATATATCGGTACTAGGGAGTTTGAGCAGATAGCGCCTGCGGTTAATATCATGGAGAAAAATAGCTACTTGAAGCTTATTGCAAGGGAGGTGCCACAGGATGCCTAATACTACGCTTACCGTAGAAGGCCTTACTAAAACTTTAGGAAGAATAAAGACGGTACGCTTGGCCATGAGTGATGTCCTAGACAAAAGTACTAAGGAAGGTGCCAGAAAGATTCAGAAGGCGGCTAAGAAAAAGGCACCTAAGGATACCGGCAGATTAAGAAAAAGTATCAAGGTTAAGAAGATGAAAAAAGGCTGGTGTAGGTTACTTCGTTAAACCCTATTCCTACATTGCCCATTTTCATGAGTATGGTACTAAGAAGGGCATAAAGGCCTAAGCACTTCATGAAGAGAAGCCGGGAAGAAGTGCTGCCGGAAGTACAAGAAGATATCATGAAGAAAATAGGGGAGGTGGTGGATAAGTAATGCTGCTGGAAGTTAATAAGGCTATTTTTGATAAACTTGTAGCTTGCTCCGGCTGCCAGGTTTTTGACAGCGTACCGGAGAACAAGAAAAAACCCTATGTAGTAGTTGGCTGAAGTAGAAAGCACTCCCTGGGACTCCAAGACCACCAAAGGTTTTGAAGTATCAGCGGGAGTGCTTATTTATTCTGACTATAAGGGTGATAAGGAAATAAACAACATTACGGAGAGAATCCGTGCTGCCTTTCACCGATACTGACTACGACTTAGGACCTAGCCTGAAAGTCATCACTCAGTCTTTAGACCTAGTAAAAGTAGAACGTGTAGAGGAATATAGGCAGGGAACGGTTAATTTAAAACTCAAGATATATAAGGAGGAGAAAATATGAGTACACCAGTAGATGGCGTAGATTTTTTGATTTCGGTAAATACCGGTACTGACGAAGCACCTAAATATGAAGTTTTAGGTGGCCAACGCAGTGCTACTTTTAAAAGGCAGGCCGATGAGATTGATGCCAGTTCTAAGACCAGTGAAGGCTGGAAGGATACTATTCCGGGCCTTAGAAGTTGGGGTATTGATGCAGATGCTTTGGTTCTGTCCGGTGATGCAGCTTATGCAAAACTAGACGAATGCTATATGAACAGAAAGCCTGTGGACGTAAAGTATGCCAGACAGGATGGTTCTTTCTGGACAGGTAAGGCTACTATTACAGATTTAAGTGAATCCAGCCCGCATAATGATGTGGGCAACTTATACACTGACCTTATCTGGTATTGGTAAACCGGTAAGAACTGAAGCAACAACGGTAGGAGGCTAATAGATGATATACATCAATTTGGATGGGAAAGAACGTTCTCTGCGTTATGACATTAATGCCGTAACAGCAGTAGAGGAAGTGTTTGGTGGTAAGAGCCTGATTGCCATGCTGGCCAATCCAGCCTATTTTGGCTTTCTTTAATTAGGGCCTTACTTTGGGGCGGGTTAAAGCATAAGGAAAAAGGCCTTACTTTAGATAGAACCGGCATACTTTTACAGGAGTTTCTGCAAAAAGGGTGGTACTTTGGGAGACGTTTCTAGCAAAATAATGAGGCTTTGGTAGAAGCCGGTATCTTAAGGCAAGTAGAAGAGGAGCCTGATGAAGATACGGGGGAAAAGGAACAAGTTCCTGCACAGAATTTGTAGGTTCAATTCTTAAACTAGCAATAGCAGAACTTAACCTGAAACCGTGGGAGCTTGGCAAGCTTACTGTCCGGGAATTTAAAGAAGCATTGGAGTACAAACGTAGCATTGGCAAGGCAGAGTTTATTCGCGATGCCGAGCTTGCTACAATTATTATTAACGCCTGTGGCTGTAATCTTAAGAAAAGTATAGTCGTACAGGATATTTTGGGCTTCGATCCATACAAGAAACCGGAAGTAGTAAAGAGTAAGGAAGAACAGGAAGATGAATTACATTACCTTAAAAATAAGATGGGAGGTGAAGGTAAATGAGCGATAGCAAGACCATGACCATATTCGTTAAGGCAGATATTGAGAATTTCTCCAAGAATATAGCCAACGTGGAAAAGAATATGAATAGCGTTTTCGGGATAAAAACCATGAAAATGTCTAAGACTTTTGCCAAGGGCCTGGCCGCTGCGGCCTCTGCCTTAGGTGCTTTGGAGCAGCGTGCATTGCTATGGCTGATCATGAGCAGGAAGTGGAACGTACCTTCACTAGTCTTATAGGTAATGCCGATAAAGCTAAAAAGACACTTGCCGATCTAGCTGATTGGGCGACTAATGTTCCTTTTGATTTTGAGGACATGGAAAACGCCAGTAAGAAGCTGCTTGCCTATGGGGTAGCAGCCGAAGATGTGGTAGCTGTCTTAAATAACCTGGGCAATGCTGCTGCCATGACTGGTAGCGGTCAGGCTGGTATTGATGCCATGACAGAAGCATAGGGACGCATGAGCATGACTGGGAAAGTAACTTCCCGTGATATGAAACAGCTCATTAATCAACAGGTAGATGCCTATAGGTATCTGGCTGATTATTTGGGTACGGATGTGGCTAGTGCTATGGAGCAGGTAAAAGCAGGTACCGTAAAGTGGCAAGGCTGCTGTAAGTGCTCTTATGCAATGCATGCAGACGGACTTTGCCGGTGGGCATGGATAATATTGAAAAATCCATGAGTGGTATGCTGGGCACCATGAAAATATAATGTTACCTATGCTATGAAAGCCATAGGCAAGGAACTGACTATTTCTACAGGCTTAGATACTAGGATGGCAGAGCGTTAATGAAGCTGTACGTGTTTTTGCAGTTTCCATTAAAAACTATGGCATTAGCGAAACATAAAGACCATGATTCCTCCTGAACTAATAGTAGCTATTGGTGCTTTTGGCGGTGTGATTATGGGCATTGCCGTGCCGGCGCTTATTGCATTGGCTGCCCATGCCCTGGCTGCTATTGTAGCTATAGCCGGTGTTTCCTTACCGGTTCTTGCTGTGGCTGCAGTTATAGGTGCTGCGTTGCCGTAGTAATGGTAGCGACCAAGGAACTGGGGTGAGCTCTGGTTTTATACCTGGGAAAGCATAAAGTCAAAGACGGCTACTATAGGCAATGCCATTTTAGTGCAGCTGTGGAATTTTGCCAGCACAGCCCTAAAGTATCTGGCACCCATTCTTAACTTTTTTGGTATGGAAGATACGGTCAAGACTTGGACGCAGGCTGTCAGTGAGAATATTAAGCTTGCTACTGATGACATGAATGGCAGCAGCCTTAAAGAATTCTGCCGACAGCATGGGCATGGATAAGGCCTGGGAAAATACCAGGAAAGCTTTAAGCGGTACCTTGGATAACATCAAGAATTTTTAAGGAAACCAATAACATTGACCTAGATTACAAAGGCCTGCCTGGCAGGAACAGCGAGGATG